GTTACCACTTTATTTTTCTTCCAACTTTCCAGCCTTTTGTAATCCACACATCAACTTCATTCTTTGGAACACTTATACTCTTCTTCTCTGTATCGTTGTATATCCAGCATTTACCATAGTTAGAATTTTTATCCCCACTCTGTTTTATAGCATTTGCCATTCCTATTTTTATTTTAGATTCCTCCGAATGGTTTCTACCAGTAAAAGTGTCATACTTTATTTTACCTTCTACATGTAACCTTCTGAATAAATCTCCTGCTCTTTTTTTACGAGATTCACTTGCCTCTGGATCCATTTGGATATGCTTCCACCCTCCAATACCACCTTCTTTTATATTATACACATCATCTCTCTTTACGAAATCCTCATTTACTATTATTGATTCCATATCGTACATATCTTTTTGATTATCAAATAACATTATGATATGCTTCTCAAAGTTTTCCAATCCATATTTTTTTATTGCCTTTTGTATGAGATTCACGGATCCCATATACCCATCGTCAACATTTTCAGTTTGATGAGCGCCAATATAAATTTTTCCATTTACTTTGTTGATTATCTTGTATAGAAGATATATTGTCATTGTGCGATACTCCTATTAGTATTTATACGAGTATCGCACTTTTCTCTAATAAAAATGGTGAGAGAGGTAGGGTTCGAACCTACATGTCTGCTACGGAGCATATCACTCCGTCAGTGGTTGTACACCCAAAGAGACGCCGCCGTTTATAGCGGTGAGTATACTAATTTCCTCCACTCTCTCATAAAAGGGTAAATGTATCACGGAATCGAACCTTGCATCATTGGGTGCATGCAGCCCTCCACCGAGGACAACCCGCTAAGGCTGCGAAGGGAATCGAACCCTCAAGAACGCCAGTTATACGTTTACTTTGGCACAGGTGTCAGGAATCGAACCTGAATAGCAGAACTTTTGGAGGGTTCTCGACTTACGCCACAGTCCGCACCTGTATGAAATTGTTTTTGTTGACTTATCCGATGTGCTGTTACGCTAAACCGCTGGTTTGACTACTCTTTACCATACACCCACTTGAGCCGGTAATAACGCTTTGTAAAGTTTGCTCCCGGTTTCAAGAGAGGATTTGTTCTAACATGCTTTGGTTCTTTCGACGCCACGAGCCTTTGTTAGCATCTTTTTCCTCATAGTTGGGTTCGCTTACTTGCGACAATGTGACGAGTTGTTCAATCCGCTGGCTGAATGCGTTTCTTGGTCTTCCTTTTTATCGGTTCACTCGAATATGCTCTTGCGAACATTTCGAAACACTCACAGTCGGTTGCTCGCTCATAACCCATATAGTGTGCGGACTCCTTAGATGCATAAGTTTCCCTATGTGGATTTCTCCATGGCTGCTTCTAAGCCTACGTTTCGGTCTAATCAACAAAAATTGTTTTATAAAGATATTCCTAATTTTTTGCATCTTTTTCGTATAGCATTGTCAGAAACACCAAACATCTCGCCAATTTTAGTCATAGGTTTTGTTTCTATTAGAGATTCTAAAGTTTCTTTCGTAGCATCGAAAACCCTTTTATTCTTTCCCAAACATGAGAGACATTTCCCACTCTTACAGCACTTCGTTATTACTTTTCCACATTCAGAACAATTATATTTTACTCTCGGCAAGTTTTTTCCAGCATAAGTTTCAGTTTGACTGTGACAGTTAGGGCATAAGAAACATATATTTTCTAATCTATTATCATTAGAAACTCCATTTATGTGTTCTAAATGTAAGGATATTTTCTCACCAAGCCATTCTCCAGTATTGCCACATTTTTTACATTTATAATCTATAATATTTTCTTCAATAATTCTCTTTTTTAGATGAACTCTTGAAAAGTTACTATCGACTACTAATATTTTTTCTAATGGCGTCTTGTCTTTTATAAACTTTCTCCCCCTATTAGAAGAATTACCAATTGGTATATGTGATATATCTATATTTTCCTCCCCGCATCTTTTTTTGAGAGTTATACAGTTTCCACCTTTGTTTATCATACCGAAGTGTTTTAGTATTTCACTAAAAGATTTAGATGTCTTTACAACATTTATAAGATTTTCTTTTGTTATTTTCCATATTATGCTTCGTTTTGCTCTTTGTGACATATTCTATTCCTTATCTGTTACATATATTATACACTATTATTTATATGTAACCGAAAATGGTTGGGGGTGAGGGATTCGAACCCCCACAGAGAGATCCTGGCGCAAGACTATGGAGTTGAACCATATGATTCCTTTGTCTTGCAAAGTCTCTCGTCCTACCATTAGACGAACCCCCAATGCGCCGACTTTAAGGTATTCGGCAATCTGAGAACCAAAGCTTCTTAGTCTTTTATAGTGGCGAGCAATCATCCACTTACGGAAGTATTCGTTCAGCCGTCGCCTCCCTACTCATTTTGCCTTGTGAGGTAAACCTCAAAACGGGAATCGAACCCGAACTGCCCCTTTGATGGGGGCGTGCTAACCTTTACACTAATACCCCCATTGGGGTTTTTAGCAAGACATACTTCCTTTGCATGGTGGGTTGTCACGGAATCGAACCGTATTCTCTTGCTCTTCAGGCGAGCGTGTAGACCACTTACACCAACAACCCATGTTATAGAATCTTTTTTATCTTATCCTCAACCTTCTCATATCCTTCCTTGGCTAACTTACCAAGGTGCTTACGAATCGTGAAGATTGTGTAAGCGTTTACGATAATAGCAGTTACGCTTGCTGCTATTGAACATATCATCATGAATGATTCCATATGAATACCTCCATGACTATTTATTTTTGGCACCCCCAGCGGATTTCGAAACCGCATGAATAGATCGACAATCTATCATAATAGCCTTTATATGATGGGGGTATAACCTTGAAACTGAATGGCGATCCTTGCGAGAATCGAACTCGCATTTCCTCCGTGACAGGGAGATGTAATAAACCACTATACGAAAGGACCACGACATCACGGGTTGAGCATTGTAAAGAGGCTTGTGATGGGCTGGGGCGTTTCATCCCCATTGAAAGAATCAGACTGGTTGGAATCGAACCAACTTTTCCTCGCTTCCAAAACGAGTGGACTACCATTATCCCACAGCCTGATGAAATGCCGTTTACCTTCATTTCGGAAGGTTTTTTACAGTTACTAAACGACGGTAATAACAACCTATTTCTAGGTGAGAGTCGGCGCAGCAAGATTCGAACTTGCGACTTCTTGCTCCCATGGAAGTGAATATTAGTTCACCAAGCAAGCGGTCTACCAGACTGACCTATGCGCCGTTATGATTTCATTATATCATTGTTTATTCTTAGTCCAATACCCTCTTCCAAATCTAGGTATTTTTATTCCCAAAACTTTACACCTTTTACGAATTGCGTTATCAGAAACTCCATACATATCACCTATTTTTGTAAACGGCATTTCGGTAACAAGTTTTTTCAACTTCTCATAATCTACTATAAACTTTGACGGGCGTATAATTTCCTTAAGTTTTATATTACTTTCTTTACACTTTTTATGTATTGCCGTTCTACTGATTCCGTATTTTTTAGAGAGTTCTTTAACATTAAGTGTCATGGCGTCTTTATCTAAGTTAAGTGATTCCCAATCTATTCTTCTATCTGGAGCCAGTGATTCGTATTTAATATCAACCATTTCTGGGCATTGTGTTACATTATCATGTATCTCCCGATGACAGTTAGAACATACTAAAACACATTTTTGACATTCTTTAAAGATACGCTTCCAGTTAAGGATGATCATTTGACTGATAGTAAATTCTTTCTTTGTTGGATCAACATGATGTAAATCCATAGCCTTTATACACTTGCTATATCCACAACACATACATTTTCCACCCATTAACATTACAATCTTTTCCTTGAACCTTCTCCTATACTTCTTTATGTCTTCGTAACTCATATCGAACCTCCATGATATATTATATCATAGTATTTATATTTGGTTCGATTTAAAATGGTGCGGGTGATAGGAGTTGAACCTACATGCTACCAATTAAACTTTCTACCGCTTATCAGACGGAGGTTATACACCCGCATAAAATGGCACCCGCGGTAGGAGTTGAACCTACATGTGTCCAGTTAGCTTTCTCCTGCTTAGAAGGCAGGCGGCATACGCGGGCATGAAACGCTTGTTCATCGGCTGTCCCCTGCATGCGGGGGATTTGAGTATTTTACAAGCAACTAACTCTTTGGCACCCCAACGAGGATTTGAACCTGCGATTGCTTCGTTCGTAGCGAAGTATCCTTCCGTTAGATGATCGGGGCATGTAGAGGTTTCGGTCAACTATCCTCAAGTTTATTTTAAGACCGTGTATGGTAGGCAATAAAAGAATCGAACTTTTTTCTTCGGAATGTAAAACCGATGTACTACCAATGTACTAATCGCCCATGAACATATCTACAGTATATAGTTTTCAAAGTATGAGGCTTCGATGGTCTGCCTGCCGTGTCTTTAGCACGGAGTCTTATGGCTCGTATCTCTTTCTCATACGCATATCATAGCGCCTTCCTGTAGGATACAAGAGGGCGAACACCTTATAAGGAAAGGTGTATCACTCACTAAGACTTGGCGGAAGCACACCGAATCGAACGGTTGGGAGCAAGCCCCCAGGACTGCTTTCGAGGCAGCTTGAACACCATGTTCCCGTGCTTCCATACATTGACATCCAGTAAGGTCCGTTGATTTTTTCGTATCAACTCGCAAGCCACTGGCAAAAGCGGGGAAGAGACTGGTACTATCTTCCGAAGACATGTCAACATAAATCTGGCGGATAAGGAGGGATTCGAACCCCCGGAGGACTTTCGCCCCCTCTGGTTTTCAAGACCAGCGCAATAGACCACTCTGCCACCTATCCATAACCATCAATCCCACAGGTTTTGGAAATACTCGGCAAACAACTTCAGCCCAGCCTCTATTGTTTCTTTCTGTTTCATGCTTCCTGCGGGGTATCTTTCATCGTCAACTATCGCTTGAAACCCATCTATCATCTTCTGCATGATAGCTGCCCACTCTTCATGAGATTCCAATTCACTTGGATATCCACTCTTAGTGTCTTTGAGTTTCTTGAGTCTTGGCAAGATGAAGCAAGACATCGTATAGTCGAGCGACCACAACTCACTGTCATCGAAGATTTCGTGGGTTCTCCACTTCTCTTCAACCTCATCTTTTTCTTTTTGAAGAGCTTCTATCTCGCCTTTCAGCTTCTCGTTAGCTTCTTCAAGTTGTTTCTCATAATCGCTCATACAAGTATTATAACTCGTATTTTTCATTGTCAATATGGCGGAACAAGGAGTAATCGAAACTCTGCCACCGTGAGGCGACCTTTCGCTTTCCAGGCGAACGCATATCCCCTATGCTTCTCTGTTCCATACACGATATGTATGTCATCCCCGGGAATCGAACCCCTCTGAATAACCAAGGCAGCCTTCCTCGTAACATCCGTTTTAGGCGGCATACTCCGTGAGCGTTTATAGCTCAAGCCCAGGTCTTGCACCAGCGCAGTTTCGCATATCGTTTTGGTGGGTAATGAGGGAATCGAACCCCCGTTTTCTCTACGTCAAAGAGATGTTCTACCATTGTACTAATCACCCAAAATGGTGCTGCTTGCTAGAATCGAACTAGCGTATCTTGCATACCAAGCAAGCGGAATACCACTATCCGAAAGCAGCATGACGAAGATTCCAATAGGTTTATAGCAATCCTCAAGCTTTTTGTGGCGGAAAGTGGGAGAATCGAACTCCATTCCCAATAAAGGGAACAATTTCTTTAGCAAAGAATTCCGATACCACATCGGTTCTACCTTCCATGATGGGGCGGAAGCCGCCCCAAACATAATCTACAATATAAACTTGTCAAAAAGAAACCCCCTGGTTTTCGCCAGGGGGTTTCGGTGTCTTTTAGGATTTTATCCTTTTAGAAACCTGAACCCCCGTTGTCAATAAATGGAACGAGTCTATCCAAGCGCGATACGCTGGGCTGTGACTGATGCCATGATTGGGTGGATAAGGTGTTCATTGTTTTTCTCTAATGTTATTTATAACAGGTTTTTTGATTATCTCAATAATCTTTTTTTGGAGGGGTTGGAAGTGTGTGAGACAGAGCGGGTTTCGCAGGGTAGAGGTTCTTTGAAGAATCGGTTTGAAGAGCTTTGATATAAGAGTAATGACTTGTGAATCTTTATGAACAGAATGTTTAGTTTTCTGATTCCGAAGAATCGTTCATTATCTTTACCGGTATAAGTGGCTAGTTTCCCAGCCGCCATAATTGCCTTTTTAGGGCGCGTTACCGAAGCTTCTCTGATCCTCTACCCTGGTACTCCCCTTTCAATCTGGAATGGTGATTTCGACAGTGGAGTTGAAGTAGTCAACTTCATCTTGGAGCTTTTCAATCTCAAGTGTCAAGTGGGTGACTGCAAGTTCAACATCGGCTGCCGTTACTTCAGCAACAACCTTGACGGTCTTAGCACGCTCGCCGTAGCCAACTTCATCCTCACCCGAGTTGGTGTTCAATCCACGAAGGAACTTAATCTCATCCTTGAGTTCTGCAAGAACAGTAAGCTTCCCATAAATTGCAACATTAGCAGTAGCGAGAGATGACTTCACGGCAACCAGCTTTGCAACTGTGTTGGAGCGGTCAACAAGCAGCTTCTTCACATCGAACTGAGTCACACCCTCACGATGAGAGTTGTTGTTCTGAATGAGCTTGTTGAGATTGGCGATTTCCCCAGCGAGACGGTTCTTGATCTGGAGTGCCTTACGAATGCGAACTTGAGCCATGATGTTTTCCTTTTGGTTATGTTTCTATTATGTCAGTTTTCTGAATTATGCAATAGGGGTGTTTTTTATAAATATGGTAGGAGGCGTCTATGGGTTTCAAATCTTACTATCTGAAGAGTAAAATGAACGAAGGTTTGGGAGATGTGTTTGATACCGTTGGTGATTATATGTTTGATAACTCACAAACAGTTGAAATTGGTGACACTGTTATAAGTGATAACTTCGGCGCTCAAAAAATAGTTGGTATGGAGAAGATCAAGAGGGGTGACAGAGACGGGGAACCTGTTGATAAACTGACTCTTGATGTTATTCAAAGTGATAGAGCTATAATATATCTCAAGAATGGTCATTTCTTATACGGGTATCAAGTAAAAGAAATAAAGAAACAAAAGAAGAAAAGTATAGGAACCGTTGGTGGTTTGACATAAGTAGCTTGATTAGTTTGGTGCTGTCAAGAGGAATCGAACCTCTATATTCTGATTACGAAACAGACGGAATACCATTATCCGATGACAGCATAAAAGGCTCGTCGTTGCCAGAGTGACGAGTACGAGGCTCCGGGCTTACGGTTGGAGTCGAACCAACATTCGGGGATTCCGCCCCTCCCAAGGAGCCGCCCTTGGACATAAGCAACATGAGGGTTTTCTTTGCCTGCCTGGAAATCTAAACCCACAAACCCGTAATTGAATGGTGGAGGTTAAGAGAATCGAACTCTTGCTTCATGCTTGCAAAGCACGAGTGCTACCATTATCACCAAACCCCCATAATGTATTTTTATCTGTAGGAGAATACTAACTCCACAAGAGGATTACTATAAGAGGGGGAGTCGAACCCGAGCAAAGCCCGTTTTACCCGCGCAATCCTCGAACGGTCACTATTTGCGACCTAGAAGCAATTTCTCGCTTCCTCTCAGATTTGATCTGCCGCTGAACTACCCTACAGTAAATGGTGCTGGATGAAGGAATCGAACCTTCTGGAAGCGCCTTATGAGAGCGCCGAACAGCCATTGTTCATATCCAGCATAATGCAGTGTTTGGTACGCACACTAAGACTTTATATTGTCTTTCGCCTTATATAGTATTAGTCAACATCCACCAGTCATGATATGCCCCGCTGTACCGCAGGTAACTGGAATCACGATGCCCTGTTTTGTCGTTTGGGACAGGCTACCCACTTCTGAGCAGCATTCGGATATCTGCTCTATTTCTGCCAATGTGGTATACACGGCATATGGCACCCAAGCTTGGAATCAAACCAAGATATACTCTTTAGGAAAGAGTCAGTCTATTCATTAGCTTACTCGGGCATGTGTGGGGAATGTTTTAGACTCCCCACGGTAGGGAGAAATCTATGCGGTTGGTGAAGTCCCCGTTCTTCATCCAACTTTTCGCGGTCCAATCGTATTTCCGTCTATACACAGTATAGGTCAAGTAGAATGCAACTGGACTCGGTTCATTTCTACTTGGAGCTTCCCTAAGAGTTGTTCGCGGGATGCTCGCGGCAATAACACCTATTACCATCACCACTCTTGCGAGCCGCTGCTACTTAAAGCGAATGGTAATAAACGACCTATGACTTACAACTCGTCATCATAGGGTTTTTGGTTGGCTGCCTCTCAGGGATTCGAACCCCGGACCAATTGATTAACAGTCAATCGCTCTACCACTGAGCTAAGAGGCAATGTAAATGGCGCTCCCCGAAGGACTCGAACCTTCTACCTAATGTTTAGAAAACATTTGCTCTATCCAGATGAGCTAGGGGAGCATGTGTCAACCCCCTTTACGACACTTTCTTAGTTCTTTATAAGAAGTGTGGCACTCTCTGTGCTGTGGTTGACATAAGATGACATGGTATCCGTGTATTCATGTCTCGAATTTCCGATACTTCGGGATCCTCCACGGTTGGAAAAAGAAGCGGAGCCTCAACCGAATCCCGTTTGATCCGACCCGCACGAAACTCGGGAGACTCTACTTTGAAGGTCGCTTAGTTTTTCTCTGCCCTTTCATCACTCAGTTGATACGATCTGTATCCTTCGTGACTACTGAAAAACTCGTAGGTTTGTTCTCATCATCGTGCGTCGATGGTTTTGATACTTTGGGTCCGTTTGCCAGATGAATGACTGGTCAGGCTGTTCTGCCCTTGCGTTTTCACTCACAGAACATTACTCGGCTCGTACCAGCTATAGGTGCTGGCGATACCTCATAACCCTGTGCAGAATCCCCTTACTGTTCCTTGTAGTATCACAAGTAGCCCTTTTTCAAGGGGCTGGCTGGTGCAGAGGGTTGGGATTGAACCAACTTAGTCCCGTATAAACAACGGGTGCATTACTTAATGCTACTGCTCTACATATTCTTTTTTGTTTCTTAGGATAAAGAGAACCTAATAGCACAATGAATAATGTGAATACTTCCTATTTCTAGGGGGTTGGTTGAAAGCGACTTTTTAGGGTGGCACCCATCCACATATTCAACCGAAACTGGTGCAGCAGGAGAATTTCGAAATCTCGACATCGACTTTGGAAAAGTCGCACTCTAGCCTCTGAGTTACTGCTGCATCTTATTTTTTTATTTTTCTTCCTTTAACCCAACCAATAGGTATTTCTTCTCTATTACCAATCCTTTTACTTTCTAAAGTTTCTAAATTATAAATCCACATCATTCCGTACATAGAATTTTTATTTCCGGATTGATGTATAGAATTTTTTTGCCCTATTATTTTTTTAGCTCCATCAGTGTGTCTTTTACCTAAGAATGAGTATGGATTTCCTATAAGGATATTGCCAGTCTTTTTTCGTTTATCCCACGAAGCATTGCCAGCTTTTTTCCCTAAGATTTGTCTCCAATCATCTCCATACTTACTCAACATTATTTTATCACATTCTATTCTCCCTTTTTTCGTAGTCTCGGTGGTATCTTTTGAGTTTATATATCCAAACCCACCGTCACCACCAACCTTCAAGTTATAAACATCTTCCCTTAGTAAAAACTCTTCGTTGACAATTTCTTTTTCCATATTATTCATTTGTTCTTCATTGTCAAATACATATAGTATTTCTTTATCAAACTTATCAATACCATACTTCTCTATCGCTCTAAGTAAAAGAGTTCCAGAACCCATATAACAATCGTCAAGGGTTTCGGTTTGATGTTTGCCGACATAAATCTTGTTGTTTACTCGGTTTGTTATCTTGTAGATGGTATAGAACATAAATATATTATACCATATATTTATATTAGTTCGATACTTGACTATTGAACTATTTTAAATGGAGCGTCAAACAGGATTTGAACCTGCGACCCGAACTTTGGAAAAGTTCCGCTCTACCAACTGAGCTATTGACGCATAAAAGGCTCCCACACTCATCGTTCCCTATGAGCGATACTTGTTTTTTCAAGTCTCCGTTTCTGCATTGTGAAGAGGCTGGAGGGATAAAAGGTGGTGAATCTCGGCAAAGGTTGGCTCACGCCACATTCACTTTCCCGGCACCAGATGTTAGTATAGCGTTTCTTTTTCAGTCAAAGAAACTACAACGAGACTACTACCCTCGTTATGAAAGAAGACTCAATGGGAGCGCAGCAAGGATTTGAACCCTGATCAAAAGCTTATGAGGCTATTATGCTACCGTTACACCACCGCGCAAATTTGCGAGACATGTGTCTCGACTTGTATGGTTGCGGGGGCAGGATTTGAACCTGCGTTCTCTTGGTTATGAGCCAAGCGAGTTACCACTTCTCCACCCCGCGATGCGTGCCACCTACCGCCAGATAGGGTTTATGCGTTTACACTTGGTACTCTATAAGGGTTTCGATCCCTCTTCTTTCGGTTGAAAGCCGAATGAACTAGCCACTGTTCTAATAGAGCATGATGTTGGTTTCGCTATCTAATTAGCTCTGAGTATCAAACCAACAAACTTCGTCATATGGTACACCCATGGGGATTTGAACCCCAATCGGGAGAATGAAAGTCTCCTGTCCTGAGCCGGGTTAGACGATGGGTGCATGTGAGTTGTATATCCAGATGCAACTCGTATCAATGTTATCGGGTTCCGCTGGAGAACACGGTTGAATGAAGGAATCGCATTGATACGGCAACTCTCCCCCGAAGGTTCTATGAGTTGCGCTATCCTCTTCTTCAACGATTACAAAATGGTACGCCTATGGTGAGTTGAACACCCTCAGAATGGTTTATAAGACCACCGTCCACAACCGGCGAACACTAGGCGCGTGATTGGTTGTTTTTGTTGACGGATTTATGTCTAGTACCCGAAACTGATTTCTGTATTCGCTAAATGGTACAGTGTTTATAGAGAGTTGTCCTGTAATCTCTTATGGTGAGTCGCGTAGGGGTCGATCCTACTTCCATGGTTTAAAAGACCATTGCATCAGCCCTAATGCTTGCAACCCATATTCAAGCTACTCATATATATTTGTCAACCGAGCTTCTTTCGTTGCTCATGCCTCTATTGTAGAGGGTATTTTTATTTATCAATACTTATTTTTCCCACCATGCCAGTCAAGTTGACAGGCGTGTGATACACTGTAATGGAGTGGTGGGCTGGACTCGAACCAGCATCTCAGCGATTGCATTGCCGCGTATTGTAACTTCCACGAAACGGTTTCTTCAAGACTTACTTAGATAACAGTCTTTACTTCGTTTCATTATTACGACCACCACATGAATGTTTTTGTTTACCATGCCTTGTGATAGAGGCGCACATACTCTACTCCTACGGAATTAAAAGTACCGCTGTACTGGCTGCGCTGTTCTATGCTTACTGTGTCTTTATTACATTTTGAGGGTAGATGACCACCCTTTATCGACTCACAGGAGCCGTGATGGTCATTTCGCCGGACTTCGCACAGAACATTATACGACACACATGGTAAACAAAAATGGGTTTGGGTGTGACTTTCGGGAACAAACCCCGAAGCGTAAGCGATAGAGGCGCACATACTCTACTCTTCGAGGGCTGGTAGCCCTGCGTACTTACTGGCGCAGTGTTTGGTTTACATCGCTGTGTCCATTGTGGTGCCGCCCATCCAAACAAGCAGGATGAAACGACTGAGCATCGCCAAACACATTTATACGACACATACTACACACCTAAATGGTTTTCAGTCAGCCGGGTTGGTCGCGTGGACACCGCTGTTCGAAGCCTAAACTTGGGATATTCCCCTATGGGATTACCCTCGTCACGACAAAGTACAACCATAGGGCTTAGAGTTTTTAGGCTCAATAAAGGAGATTTTCTCCACACCCACTAAGGCTTCCCACCGTAAAGTGACTTTAGTGTTTTTATTTACACAACTACTATATTGAATGTAGTGTTGCCTATTGCATAGACCCTGGCTTGGTGTCGCCGCTCCCAGCATACCCTTATTTGTTTATGTATGCCGTACCTTACGATTTGCTTCTACTGAAAAATGGTGGAGACAATGGGGATTCAACCCATCACAACTGCATTGCAAGTGCGGTTCGCCTGCGAGGTACATGTGCCCCCATTATATGATTTTTAAATCTTCTCTTGGTGTAAGATACTTTGCGCCATATTGCCACTCACCATCTATAAGTTTTAGATGTCTTTTCATGTGACAATTTGCACAAACTATTTCTAAATTATCTACTGAATTATTTTCACGATCACTATCTATATGATGAACACATAATGTATATCTTTTTGTTTCACCACAATCGCAACATTTAGGATTGTCAGTTTTATTTATTAGGCTTTTGTAAAAATGTAAACCACCATTTCCATAGTGAGAAGGTCTTATTATCTCACAACCACCCTTGATACTTTGAGCGAAATCTTTACACTCTCTACTACAAAAATATATTTCATGTTTTGAATTGGCAAGAGCCGATTTTTTCTTTAGAGTTAATTTACCACAATTGGTGCATTTCACTTCAACATTTCTATGTATTTTTTTACATAGTTTTGAGCAAAACTTTTTTACTCTATCCGGTCTGGTTAGTATTATTTTATTACAATGAATACAATTTGCTTCAACTAGCTTTCTATGATTTTCTGTCATGTGGGTAAATCTCCTTTGCTACAAAGTATTTATACCCATTATATCACAGTAATCCAAAAATGGTGAAGCTGGTTTCTTTTTATGAGTGAAACGCTTTGCCTCTCAGCTAAAGTTCTCGGTGATGGCTCGTTGGTTGCCGCTGAGTAGATACTTCTATACCCAGCAACTAATTTTCACAGCCCATTGCGGCTGTCGGATTCATCGTATCCGTTGAAATGGTGCTCCGCCGCCGACACGCTCGGCTACTACGGAAGGTCTTTTACCTTTACTAACCCCTCAAATCCTTTCGGATGCTGGAGAGAAGTTTACTATCCCCTACGAGGACAGGTGAAGGTTGGCAGGGCGGATTGTTTATCCAGCTTTGTTTTGGCTGAAGAGGTAGGATTCGAACCTACGGCGAGCATTTCTGCTTTCTGATTAACAGTCAGACCCCTGCTACCACTCGGGTACTCTTCAATGCTTGGCAGGCAGCGGTGGATTCGAACCACCTTCTTTCGTTTAACAGACGAATGTAAACACCTAGTATACTAACCGCCTATACCTGTTTCTTTTCTTTGATAATGTCGAAAGGAAACAACACCATGTTTGAGTCATCTTGAGGGATGCTCCTGTATGCAAGGTGAGAAACAAAGAGACACTGGTGCTGCTTGTCTGACTTGAACAGACGACCTATAGTTTACTGGAAGTTGATTTCAGTCAACCAAAACTATTGCTCTACCAACTGAGCTAAAGCAGCATTCTAAAATGTTTTTCCTTCTTTATACCTTTTCATCCTTTGATTTCTACCCTTTCCTCTATTCAATGCTTTATAGGTAGGAGTCAATGAATGACAATTTGGACAAAGAAGAGTTAAGTTTTCTTCTTTATTATTTTCATGGTTTCCATCTATATGTTCAACTTCTAACGGGCATTTACCAGTTATCGGGTTTATTTTATCCCAACCACATTCACAACATTTATTACCATGTTTTTCAAAAAGATACCGGCGAATAGTTCTTGCTATTTGATAATCACCGCTGGTTTCCTTTAGCCTTCCATCTTTCCATAACTTTACTTTTTGTTCATATTGATAATCTTGCTGACATTTATTGTTACAAAACTTTTTATTTTTGTCTTTATGTATTACAAGTTCTTTTCCACAATGTAAGCATGTAGTCATATGTATCTCCCTACCAGTATTTATACTAACAAGTGGTTGGGAGACAGAAATATTTGGAGCCTACGGAGGGAATCTAACCCCCGTTTTCGCGATACAAAGGCGTTGTAATAACACTATACTACGCAGGCATATGGAAATGCGTGGGGGAGTCGAACCCCAAACTCTATGTGTTTTGCAGACACCCACCAGAAACCCTCTGATGTACGAGACACGCATTTTGGTGGGAACGGAAGGAGTCGAACCTTGTGCCCCGAAGGGTCCGGGTTTACAATCCGGTGAATCCCCGTGGATTCCTTACTGTCCTGTTCCCATAAAGTCCTTTATTGTCGGGTATGCTGGCGCAAAGGACGAACGCTTGCAGCACCTTATCAGCATGAAATTTCGGCATCGGATGAACCGCTTTCGCAGTAGTCTATGCTGACTACATCCTTACCTATCGGTCTTTATTAGTTTCTACCTATGGTAGCGTGACACTCCGCTGGGCAGACCGAAGCCAGTGAAATGCCAATACGGTTTATTTCCTCTTGTTGTACCGTCAACTGCGTCTGGTGCATCCGGTAGGATTCGAACCTACGATGGAGAACAAGTCTCGTCCGCTTAAAAGGCGGGGGTTTTCAGCCACTCAACGCACGGATGCATGCACAAGTTTATAGGTAAACTTGAAAAACCTTTGATGGTGCGTCCGGTAGGATTCGAACCTACGATGTGAGATAAACTCATTCCGATTAAGAGTCGGAGGTTTTCAGCCACTCAACGCACGGACGCATGGTGAAGGTTGCTTTCTTTATTGGAAGCGTGCCTACAAACCTACGCATGGCGATTCCCCTCCGCTTTAGGCGAAGGATTCCTCCCGAATCTGATAAGAGCGACCTATCCTCGTTCGTGAGTTTTATGTCATTACTGACGGAACCATAATTGGTGGGTGGTGCTGGACTCGAACCAGCGAAGCCTTTTGAGCGAAGCATTTACAGTGCTTTGAGATTGCCGCTACCCGAACCACCCATAATTCAAGCTACTTATATAAAGTTGTCAATCGTGTCAACTACTACTTAGGTCTGCCTGCCGTGTCTTTCACGGAGTCTTATGGCTCGCTCATCGTTGCTGACAGGGATAAGTATAATCCCATTTTCTATCTTTCAATCCCTCACTTCGCCTTAGCGTTTATGGTGTGTGAGTCACCGTTTGGTGTTCCTAAGCGGATTCGAACCGCTATTAGTAGATTGAGGGTCTACTGTCCTAAACCGTTAGACGATAGGAACATATGGAGCCAGTGAGGGTAGTCGAAACCCTATCTAAACATTGGCAATGTTTCGTATTTCCGTTATACGACACCGGCATAATCAAACTACTTATATAAAGTTGTAAAAGAAGAAACCCCTGGTTTTAGCCAGGGGTTTCGGTGAATCTTAGGTTTGAGAACCTTTGTTACACCGCACCCCCGAGGATTGTACCTTCGGCACATCCTTTATTTGCTATCTTATTATAGGTGCATGTAGTCATTGAAATCTGAATCCTTGTTATAGGTATTTATAAGCGGTTCACACGACCACTTACTTTTTCTTTCTTCTGAGGTTTAGTATAACAGCTTTTTAGTAATGTCAATGGGGTGAGTTGGTAGCCCACCCCACTGTATCACTCACTTCATCTCGCAGCCGTTTGGACCGCTGCAAGCTGCTCCAGCTATTGTAGTTACATCAATCTTGAAGTCATCTTCCATGCATAGACTCCAATCAACCTCTTGGTACTCACGCTTCAAGTCAACCCACAGCTTATAGTTGGTGACATGCTTGAGAAGGTGTGAGCATCTACGCTTATCCCCACCGCAGTATCTATCTGCGAACTGCTGGAAGCGGCGTACCCAATCTTCCTTGATGGTGAGCTTGTCAACAACTGCCTTCAGCTTGCCGTTGGTTAGCTTCTTTTGCTCGTCTGTCAACTCAAGCTTCTCACCTATGCCGAGAGCCGAGTCACACGCTGCCCATAGGTTATCATCGAAAGCCTTCAAGCCGTCAACGATAAGCCCCGAAGCAAACAAAGCCCCCTCGCCATACTGAGCCATTATTTCTTTTGGCTCCAAGACGCAGCAGAACGGAGCCTGCGGGTAATCCAAGTCGCCCGACATAGGCAGCAAGGAGATTCCTGCGAACCACTTGCGGTTGTTGTAAATGAACTTGGTTACATCATCCCATTCATCATCACGAACGGTGATGGTGTTGGAAACATTGTGACGGAGCCATGAAGCGACTACCGCATCATCACGGGTGCCATACTCAACCCAATTCTGCTGGGTGAGACGCACATGCTCAAGAAGCTCGACAGCGTTCATCTGATTCTTGAGCTTGGCTCCTTCGGGAACTTCGCATAGGAATACGATTGACATGTCAGTTCCAGTTGCGCTCCACACAGACTTCTCAACGGCTCTTGGATTGTGAGCCTGGAAATACTTGAGTGGAGTTTCATTGACATTAGCCTGAACACGGCGGAAGTAGCGACGAGCGTGGTGTGGGTGGATTCCACTTGCCGAGCCGAGCAAGCAGCTTGTGCTTCCAGCAGGCTTGACACAGGTAGCTCTTGCACACTTGTTGACACCGAGCTTGGCGGCTATCTCTTCGTTCACCTTGAGAATAAGCTTTGCGCCCTTCTTCTGAATGGCTGGATCGAAAGCTATTTCTGGCGAATCCATCATGCCTGTCATAGAGCAGCCGAGAAGGGCTTCACGACGAACGATGGCTTCGGTGACTGGACCAAGATAATCAAACTTATCGTAACCAGCCTGCATGGTTCCGAGAATAGCGGCTGCACGGCAGACATTGAGGAATTCCTCTTCCGTCTTGCACTTCTTCATGTTGATTTCACAGAGGTTGCAGAACTGCCAGCCAGAGTTGCCCTTCTCGTCATAGGCACGCATGCCGATTTCTACGCATGGATTATACAGAGCTTCTTCGTTGTCACTCCAAATAAATCCAGGCTCACCGAATTCACGCACCGACTTCATCAGCTTCTCGAAGTCTTCACGGGAAGTCTTCTCACGAATGAGCAGAGCCGAGTTGTTGGAGCGTCCACGCTGCGGGTTCTTGATGAACCAGTCACCAGTCTTAGCATTTACCATTTCGGTGTCATTAGCCGAGAATATGCAAATGGTTGCGCTGCGGCGAATACCACCACTAAGCACCGCATCGGATGCGTGCATGATAAGATCGTATGCGTCGATGGAGCGAAGACGCTTCGATCCGGTTGCAAGGGTTACATCAAAAACACTTGCCATCTTCTCAATGGATTGTGTCAAGCCCTTAGCGCCTGGAGCCTTGCCACCCCATGAAAGGGGAGCGCCTGCTGGACGAATCTTGCTGAAGTCGAACTTTACCTTATGCCCTTGATAGTCGGGGAAAGGAACTTCGCCTGTGAAGTATGAAGAGACGAGAACACCAATAGCGTCAGCCCAGCCCTCAATGGAGTCAGGAACAACATATGTCTTCTCAGCCTTGGTTCTGGTTGCAATGTCGCTCAACTTGGCTACATGGTGCGTCTGGACGGAAAAGCCGGTTCCACAACCACAAAGAAGTAGATACATGCACTCTTGGAAGAAACGAGGGCGATCAACATAACTTACGGTACAGTTATAGAGCTTCGCATTCTTGTCAAGGATTGGCTTACCACCAAACTGCAAGGCTCTCTGCGAGCCGAGAACACGCTTACGCTTTACCATCTGCTTTGCAAACTCAAAATCTTCTCTTATGGATTCAATCTTATCCGCATACTTCTTTTCATGCATCTCGAATACTCTGTCAACCTGTTCGTCCCACGTTTCTCTTCTTTTGAGTTCCGGTACGAAACGGCTGTATTTAGCGTAACGTGTGTATTCCATGAGGGCGCGTATAGACATCTTATTGTTCTCCTGCTGTTATTTTAGTCTCTGTTATTTTTTTACAATACATCAAAAATATATCCTCAGTAAAATCATTTTTCATCTTATTGATGTCTTTATGAATCCACTGAACATTTCCTTTTATATATCCTTTACTACTATCTATTCTATCAAGGGATGCATTTCCCCTATGATGGTTTATATTGTTTGAGAAGTATATATCTACGCCGGAATAAGCACATTTTTTACTCTGCTCTATGTATAAATTCCAAACATACTCTATATCTATACTAAAATCAAAGCCGCGACTTTTTGCTCCACTTTTTATAGAGTTCCACAGAGAAAGAGAAATTTCGCCATACCCCTTCCAATTGTGGTGATTGTTTGCCGAACTTTTATAAAAACATCCACAATCTTTATA